CTTTTGCTTGGCTCTACAATCCCAACTCTGAAGATCACCTAATGTCTAGATTTTACAATAAAGATAAGATTTTGTCAACCTACTACAAGGATGGTATCATCACTACACCTTTTGATCGTAAGATTCCTAGCGATGATTTTCATGCTCTAAACTACCTAATTCAGAGCACAGCTTCAGATGTGTGCTTAACTCAAGCAATCAAGTTAGATAAGCTACTAAACAACAGGAAAAGCTACATTACAGCAGTGATTCATGATTCGGTTTTAATAGATTATAATGAGGAAGACAGAGACCTTTTGAAAGACCTTGTAGAGACTTACGGCAACACTAGTCTTGGAGAGTTTAAGGTTAACATCGCTGCTGGTGTGAACTACGGAGAAATGAAAGAATTATGCAGGTAATCGGAATCGGAACAGGTGGTAGTCAGATCGCTACTGAGTTAGCCCAGCACGAAGCTTATGATGTCATGGCGATTGATACTAGCTTTAAAAAACAATTAAATAATGTTGAGCAAATCTTAATTGATGGTCAGGAAACAATTAAGGAATACGAAGAGAAAACAAACCTTGACATTAGTAAGAAAGTAGGGCATAATAATGTTCATGTGTTCTTGTTCGGAGGTGGTAAGACTACCGGAGCAACACTTAGGATCTTACAGGGGATACAAGATAAAAAAATTACTGTTCACTATGTTAGACCAGAAAAGAACTTTCTATCTAACAAACAAAAGTTAAGAGAGCGAATGACTTGTGGTATACTACAGGAGTTAGCGCGCTCAGGAGTGTTTAGTAAAATTTATCTTTATGATGCTTTAGAGGTTTTAAAAGAGGCAGAAGTCAACTTCTTACAGAAAAAAGACTATGTTGCCAGTACAATAGCAGGAATGTTTCACATGACCAATTACATTAAAAACACAGAAGCCTTATTCTCAAATGTAGAAGAACCATCGGAAGTCAACAGAATCTCTAGCTTTGGTATGGTAAACCCTGAGAATGGAGAAGAGATGTTACATTTTCCCCTTGACAGCATCCGAGAAAAGTGTTACTATTTCGTTATGAGCAAGAAGGCACTGGAGACACCCGGTGTCGTAGAAAAAATTAATAATCAAATACAAGAAAATAATGAACAAGCTTCTTTTAAAATTATTGATTCAGAATGGTCTGATAATCATGTTTATGTAGAAGCTTTTACAAATGTCGTTCAGACGACCCAAAATAAAACGGAGGATTAAATGGGTATTGATCTTAAAAAAATGCGCCAAAAGCTAGCCGACCTACACAACAAGGGCGGTAATGGTAGCGGTGCTCGATTCTGGAAGCCATCAGAGGGCGAGAATGTTGTTCGCATTCTACCAACTAAGGATGGCGATCCCTTCAAACACTTTCACTTTCACTACAATGTAGGAGAGAAGGCTGGCTTCTTGTGTCCAAAGAAGAACTTTGGCGATGATTGTCCAGTTTGCGATTTTGTTTCAAAGCTTTACAACGATGGCGATGATGAGTCGCGACAGCTAGCTCGTAAGCTTGTAGCAAAAAGCCGCTTCTTCTCACCAGTAGTAGTTCGTGGTGAAGATGCTGAAGGTGTTAAGGTTTGGGGTTACAGCAAGACTGTTTACGAGAACTTGCTACAACTAGTCCTAAATCCAGATTACGGTGACATCACCGATCCACATAACGGAACTGACTTGGTACTAACTTATGGTAAGGCTCCAGGTGCTATGTTCCCATCAACTAACATCACTGCTCGTCGTAAGACTTCAGCATTGTCCGGTGATTCCGACCAGATGAGTGAGTTCCTAGATAGTGAGCCTGATTTTGATAAGCTCTTTGAGGTTAAGTCAAAGGAAGATGTTTCAGCTATTCTAGATAAGTTCCTACTCGGTGAGGATGGTGATAGCTCCGATGGAGTTGTTGTTACAGAGAAGTCCAGTGGCTCATCCGTAGATGATGCCTTCAAGGATCTACTCGCTAGTTAATTGTTTGGTAGGGGGAGCGAAAGCTCCCCCTCCGTTATTATGGAGAAAAAATGGCAAAAGCAGCAACTGGTCGGTTAAACTTAGCCGACATGAAAAAATTAATTAATAAAAAAGCAGGAACTAATGTTGCCTTCTCTCTATCGGAGGACAACCCAACAGAAGTAAACCAGTTTATCCCTACGGGGTGTAAGTGGCTTGATGGGATTATCAAACGAGGAGATTGGGGTGGTATCCCTGTAGGAAAGGTAAGTGAGATTGCTGGTTTGGAAGCAACTGGTAAGTCTTACATGGCAGCACAAATCGCTGGTAATGCTCAACGAATGGGCATTGATGTTATCTATTTTGATTCAGAAAACTCTATTGACCCAGAGTTTTTGGCTAATGCTGGCTGCGACATCGAGAAACTACTTTATGTTCAAGCAAGTTCAGTAGAGTTTGTGCTAGAAACAATTGAGAGTCTACTTGCGAATAATGATAGTCAAATGCTATTCATTTGGGATTCTATGGCTCTAACACCATCAGTCTCAGACATTGAGTCAGACTTTAACCCGCTATCAACAATGGCTGTAAAGCCTCGTATTCTATCAAAAGGAATGGCGAAACTGATTCAGCCGATAGCAAACACAAAGTCAACTCTACTAATTCTAAATCAGTTGAAGACTAACATTACTAGAAACACAGCAGAAGCTCTTACTACACCTTACTTTACTCCCGGTGGTAAGGCACTAGCTTACTCTTACTCGCTTCGCATCTGGCTAACTGCTCGCAAGGGTAAGTCATCTTTTATCTTTGATGATAAGGGATTCAGAATTGGTACAGAAGTAAAAGCAAAGATTGAGAAGTCCCGCTTTGGAACTCAAGGAAGACAGTGTAACTTCAAGATTCTGTGGGCTGGTGACGAAGTAAAGATTATGGATAAGGAAAGCTGGTTTGAGGCAGTTAAGTCATCAGAGAAGCTAACGAATGCTGGTGCTTGGTTTACTCTTCACTACGAAGATGGAACTACAGATAAGTTCCAAGGCAAGCAGTGGATGAAAAAGCTAGAAGATCAAAAGTTCTATGATAGGGTTACAGAACTTTTGGAAGAAGAAGTTGTTATGAAATTTGATAAAAGGATTGGCAACTCGTCCGACTTCTATGAAGAGAAAGAGGAAAAGTAAAAAACAGAACCCTGCCGAAGTCAAGCCAAGATTTAATCCTTGACTTCAACCTCCACCCCTGCTAGAATATGGTTTCTAGCAGGGGTTATTTTATGGAACGAATTATGATTGTAGACATGTTAAACATGTACTACAGAGCTTACATTGTGGATCCTTCATTGTCTTCTAACGGTCAGCCGATTGGAGGAATCAAAGGATCACTAAAGATTCTACAAAAATTATGTAGAGAAATCAAACCTACACAGGTTTACATTTGCTGGGATGGTCGTGAAGGATCATCAAAGCGACGAAAGATTAACAAAGGTTACAAGGAAGGGCGAAAGCCTATTAGATTAAACAGGGCTGTTAAGAACCTAACAGAACAACAGGAAGCCCAAAATAAAATTTGGCAGATGATTCGCTTGGCTGAATACTTCAACCAGCTACCAGTTTGCCAGATCAACATTGACTACTCAGAAGCGGACGACATTATTGGAGCTTTGGTGGCTCGTTTTAAGGGTAAGGAAAAAGTTATTGTCTCAAGTGATAAAGACTACTTCCAACTCTTAGATGACTCTACACTTCTTTATCGTCCAACACAAAAGCAGATTTTAAACAAGAACAACATTATTGAAGAGTACAAGATTCACCCATCAAACTTCGCACTTGCGAGAGCCATTGTTGGAGATAAGAGTGATAACCTACCCGGTGTAAAAGGTGTAGGTCTCAAGACTGTGGCGAAAAGAATGCCCTTTTTGCTTGAGCAAGAAGATTGCCTCTTGAAAGATGTGTTTAACTCTGCTATAGTGGAGGACCGATTCTGGGATAAGATAACTGAGAGCCAGTCTCTCATTGAGCAAAACTATCAGGTAATGAATCTATCAACGATTAATTTATCACCACAAAATAGTAGAGTTATCAAAGAGTCGGTAGAGAACTACCCATTAGAGTTCGCAAGAACAGAGTTTATCAAGATGATGATGAAGGACGGCTTTGCTGAATTAAACTGGGACGATCTCTACACATCAATGAACCGCATAAGGATTGCTAATGCTAAATAAAGATTTTTCAAAATTTGGAAAACACTTTCAGGAAAACCTAGTCCAGATTATGTTTGAGGATAGAGCCTTTTGCGATCAGGTCGGTGAAGTTTTTAAGGTTGAGTTTTTGGAACAAAAATACCTACAACAGTTCGTTGAGAAACTGTTTGATTACAAAGAGAAGTACCAAACTCATCCATCTTCACAGGCTATCGCAACGATTCTAAGAACAGAACTGGACGAAAGCAATCAAGTCCTAACCAAGCAAGTTAGAGAGTTTTTTGCTAGAATTCATGCTAATCCGTCCGTTGAGGATGAAGAGTATGTTAAGCACACTTCTTTGGACTTCTGCCGTAAGCAGAAGCTCAAGGAGGCTTTAATGAAATCAGCCAACTTGTTACAGAAGGCTTCATTTGACGAGATCTCAGTTCTTATCAACGAAGCTCTAAAGCTTGGCTCGGACAACTCCTATGGCTACGATTACAAGCTAGATTTTGAGAAACGATTTGTTCTCAAGCACAGAAATCCAGTTACAACAGGCTGGGACCTTATTGATAAGATTAGTAAAGGTGGCTTGGGTCAAGGCGAGCTTGGTGTTGTTATTGCTCCAACAGGAGCAGGTAAATCAATGGCTTTGGTTCACTTGGGGACTCAAGGTCTTATCAACGGTAAGACAGTAGTTCACTTTACACTAGAGTTGGGAGACACAGTTGTAGCTTCTCGTTATGATTCGTGTATGACCGGCATTCACCTAAAAGATCTTTACCATCGAAAGGACGACATTTATGATGAAGTCAAAGAAGTGAAAGGCAATGTAATTGTAAAAGAGTATCCAACAAAGTCAGCATCAGTTACAACTCTACGAAACCATTTGAGTAAATTACAGAATCGTGGAGTGGAAGTTGGAATGATTATCGTAGATTATGCTGATTTGTTGAAGCCAACAGGCAACTACAAAGAAAAAAGAATTGAGCTTGAATCAATTTACGAAAATTTGAGGGGATTGTCGCAAGAGTTTCAATGCCCTATTTGGACCGCTTCACAGACAAATCGTGGAGGGTTGAATGCTGAAGTTATCACAATGGAGAGTATTTCTGAAGCTTTCAATAAATGTTTTGTTGCGGACTTCATATTTACACTATCTCGGACGATTGAAGACAAGAATGTCAATGCGGCGAGAATGTTTGTAGCTAAAAATAGAAATGGACCAGACGGACTTGTCTACCCTATGAGAATGGACACTTCCAATGTTTTGTTGGAAGTCTTAGAGCCGGATGGTAATTCCATTCAAGAAATCAACAAAGATGCCGCGAAGAATCAAAAGCAGAGATTAGCAGACATTTACAAGAAATTTAAAAAGGAGAACAATTAATGCAAATAGCGTCAGAAATTTTATCAGACATCACAGTACACATGAAATATGCGAAGTATCTTCCAGAGCAGCAGCGAAGGGAGAATTGGGTAGAACTTTGTACACGAAACAGGGACATGCACATTAAGAAATACCCAGAGTTAAAAGAAGAAATTACCCAAGTGTATGAAAACTTTGTCATACCAAAGAAGGTTTTGCCTTCAATGAGATCAATGCAGTTTGCTGGTAAACCAATTGAGGTTGCCCCAAACCGTGTTTATAACTGTGCTTACATGCCGATAGACCATGCTGATGCTTTTGCAGAGTGTATGTTTCTCCTATTGGGTGGAACTGGTGTTGGCTTTTCCGTTCAGTCACACCATGTTGAAAAGCTACCAGAAATCCGCAAACCAAACCCAAAGCGAACTCGTCGCTTCCTAATCTCTGATTCTATTGAAGGTTGGGCTGATGCTGTAAAAGCTCTTGTTCACTCCTATTTCAAGGGCACATCAAAGCTTCGTTTTGATTTCAGCGACATTCGCCCAAAGGGTGCTCGTCTTGTAACTTCCGGTGGTAAGGCACCGGGTCCACAGCCACTTCGTGAGTGTCTAGTAAAGGTTGAAGGTGTTTTAGCAGAAAAGTCTGATGGCGATAAGCTAGAGCCAATTGAAGTCCACGACATTGTTTGTCACATTGCTGATGCTGTTTTGGCTGGTGGTATTCGTAGAGCCGCACTTATTTCACTCTTTTCAGCAGATGACGATGAAATGATTGCCTCTAAGTCAGGAAGTTGGTGGGAGACAAACCCACAGCGAGGCAGAGCAAACAACTCCGCAGTAATTCTACGACATAAGGTTGATAAAGAATACTTTATGTCACTTTGGGATCGTATTAAGAAGTCAGGTTCAGGTGAGCCAGGAATTTATCTATCAAATGATAAGGATTGGGGAACCAACCCATGCTGTGAGATTGCCCTTCGCCCTTACCAGTTTTGTAACTTAACAGAGGTAAATGCTTCAGATTTAGACGATCAGGAAGAGTACGAAGCCCGTGTTAAGGCAGCAGCCTTTCTAGGCACCCTACAAGCCGGTTACACGGACTTTCACTATCTACGCGATGTATGGCGTAGGAACACTGAAAAGGATGCCTTAATCGGTGTCTCAATGACCGGCATTGGGTCTGGTGCTGTTCTTAACCTCGACATGGAAGCAGGTGCTAAAGCAGTCAAGGAAGAGAATAGTAGAGTCGCAAATCTAATTGGTATTCGTGAGGCAGCAAGAACTACTTGTGTAAAGCCAGCAGGTACAACCTCACTAACATTAGGCACTTCGTCAGGCATCCATGCTTGGCATAATGATTACTACATTCGTCGCATTCGTGTCGGTAAGAATGAAGCAATTTACAACTACTTATCACTGGCACACGAGGAATTGATTGAAGATGAATATTTTAGACCCCACGACACTGCTGTTATCTCTATTCCACAAAAAGCTCCAGAAGGAGCAATTTACCGAACAGAATCAGCCATGTCCATGCTCAAGCGAGTGGCAAAGGTCTCAAACGAGTGGGTTAGGAAAGGTCATAGAAAAGGTCAAAACACTCACAATGTTTCCGCAACTGTAAGCATTCGTGAGTCCGAATGGGCAGATGTTGGAGAGTGGATGTGGGAAAACCGCGATGTTTATAACGGTCTTTCAGTCCTACCTTATGATGGTGGAAATTACGATCAGGCACCATTTGAGGATTGTTCTAAAGAAACTTATGAGGTTATGCTTCAGTCATTAACTAAAGTTGATCTAAATAATGTTTACGAGGCAGAGGACAACACTGATTTATCAGGTGAATTGGCTTGTGCTGCCGGTGCTTGCGAAGTAGTGTAGCCATTACGGTAATAGGGCAGGCGGTTTTATCTTCCTGCCCTAACTATTTAACTTACGAGGAACTAAAAATGCCTGAAGACAGAATAAGTAATGCGGTGGAGTTCGCTGAATTAAAGGGCTCACTCAAAAGAATTGAAGATGTTATTATGACGATAAAGGAAAAAAACGAGGAAATGGCTGGCGACATCACCAAAATTAAAGAAGCTATTTACAACCCAGATCAAGGCATTTACTCACGTCTAAAAGAACTTGAAGCATGGAAACAAAACATGAGTAAGGTTCTTTGGATTGGAGCAACTGGAGTTATTGGCTCCATTGGTGTTGCGATCTGGGAAGTTTTAAAAAACACATAAGGATAGAAAATGTTACTAAAAAAAGGTTCATCCGGTCACCAAGTAGTCGAACTACAAGAGGGACTTGAAGCACTAGGTTACGAATTAGGTGCCTGTGATGGTGCTTTTGGTCCAGCAACAGAAAAAGAAGTTAAAAAGTTCCAAGCAGAAAACGGACTAAAAGCAGATGGTTTAGCAGGCAAAGGAACAATTGGCAAACTAAATGAATTGCTAAATGCTAGAAACATTGAGATCCAAGTTGGCGAAGATAATCAAAATGAAGAAGATCTACCACCAGAGGAAAAGTTAAGTTGGGTAAAGTGCCCAGCAGATAAGTTCCCAGGCAGAGCAGGTTATACCCGTGTAACACTCCGTTCAGATGCCGCAGAGGCTTACAATGCCCTCTATCAAGAGGTGCAGGACTTAGGCGGTTACTTAACTTCAGCAGGCGGTAGAAGAGGTTTAGCATCCAAAGCAGGAGCCGCACGATCTAAAAAGTCAATGCATTATGTCGGTTTGGCTTTCGACATGGCTCTACCAACAGGCATGTATAAGCCAGAGAAAGACCCTTATGTTATTGAAGATGTTGGTAATCGTCGCTGGAAGGTCTGGATGAGATGTGATAAAGGCGAGGAAATGACCGTCGAAGGAACCTATGTAACTCGTTCAGGCGGCAAGACAAAATTAAATAAAAAAGAAGTCACAGATAAGTTTGTAGATTTTACAGCACTAGCAAAAAAGCATGGTTTTCATTCCATTCGTGCCCGTAGTTCATTTTTTAGAGGTGGCTCCTATGGTGGAGCAGAATGGTGGCATTTCCAGTATGAAAGCGCACTTACAGTTGGTAAGTCAACTTTTGGTGAAGAGTTACTAAAAGTTTACCCACTCGCTAAATGTAAGCGATTTGTTTATTGGAACCAGTCAAAAGATTGTATTTTCGGAAAGAACTGGTTTTAGTTCTTGACACAGACCCCAAGATCGCCTATAATGATTAGGCGAGGTCAAAATGAAAAGATATCAATTTGTAATTCATAATCCAAAAACAGAAGAAGTAAAGATGCGAAACATCGAAAGGCGAAACATTGATGAAGCCATGGTGGATGCTCGTATATATGCCCGTGGTGAATGGGAATATACAGGAGATCAGTGGTTCGTAGTTGCTCTTTATGACATGGATTATAAACTTGACCTCTCAAGACCGACAAGGGGGTGATTTCCACTAGGTCGAGGTCAACCCGCAGGAGGGCACGGGGTAAAAGGTGTCCTATTTTCACTAGTTATGGTATAGAATGGATACTTTGGTATTATCGTCAGCTTATCAACCGATGCACCATGTAAAGTGGCAAGAAGCTATTTCTATGTGGTTCGCTGGAAGAGTTGAGATTGTTTCAGTTTATGAAGACAGATTTATCAAAACTGTAGATGACATCTTGAATGTTCCCTCAATCGTTCGATTTGTAGGTAATGTTCTGAAAAGATTTCAATTCAACAGAACAATTAAGTTTAGCAGAGAAAATGTTTTTATTAGAGACGAAGGTGTATGTCAGTATTGTTCTAAACAACTGAACAAACAGAACTTCACCTTAGATCACATCAAGCCAGTTTCCCAAGGCGGTAAGAAGGTTTGGCATAACATAGTAACTTGTTGCAAATCCTGCAATCAAAAGAAGGGCAACAAGTCGGTAAAGCAAGCAGGAATGAAATTATTAAAGCCACCAGTTGTTCCAAAGGAACTGATTGTAAATAAGGAAAACAAGTTCAGTCCCAATGTCCCTGACGAGTGGAAAGATTATCTTGGAGTATAAATGTATAGAACATATAAGATTACAGATTTTGAAATAGGTGATTACTTGTATAAGTTTGAGGAAGATAAGTGGGTAAACTACGGAAAGATCGTACTTCAACAAGGTCAAGTATTTGGCATTAGATCGGCTAAATTCGATGGAGTAATTATGCTCCGCAAAGATCTTGTTTATGGAGAGGGGTTTATCGCAAGCAATAAAATCCTTGACGATCAGTAGAAAAGTTGATACAATAGTTTTCAAGATGCGAGCGTGGTGGAATTGGTAGACACAACGGACTTAAAATCCGTCGCCTCGTTTGGCATGGGGGTTCAAGTCCCCCCGCTCGTACCAAAGGTGTTTTATGAAAAATAAAAAAGCATTAAAAGAATTTAGAGAAGAATTTTTATTAGATGAAGATTATGAATATAGTATTCAACAAGATGATGGCGGGAAAACATTAGACATTATAGTTCCAGAAGGACATGCCCAGTTCCTAAGACAAAAGATTCCACGAAGGTGGCGAGGAATTAGGACGATGATAATTTCCCGTAAAAGAAAATTTAAAATGGATGAAGATGAAATCTAGTTTATGAAGATAGGTGATTTAGTTATAACAAAAACAAACAGACATGTCGGCTGTATAATCGACATAAAAAAAC